TCAATTTTTATTCTCCGGTAGTTTTGGTAGGGGATGCCAATGGGTGGGATGTATCACGTCCCCGAAATAATCAGTATTAATAATATCTCCGCCATGAAACATAGCTATACAAATTTTTTCACCTGAATAGGACGAATCGTTACAAAGGAATGTTCCGTCCTTGGGCGCTGTTGCGATGGGCTTCCATTCACTCATATAAATCTCCTCATTATCATATCATAGGGTGTGTCGTCATCGTTGTTTAGGTAGCATTCGTAGAATTGATCTGCAATACTCATAGCGTCGGTTATCCCGTAACCAGCGAGAAAAATCGTCTCATCACCAAAATCGTGGAGTTTCCGATGGATTTGGAAATCAAGCGGTATCGAGTAGCGGTCAGGGCTTTTCAATGCTATGCCCCGTAATCCTGTATCCAGCAGGTGATGTGACTGAACCTGTCCCATCTTTCCCGTGCAAAGGCAGGGGAGGGTGCGAAGGAATTTCAGAAAACCTTCGTCACCCTGTTTGACTTTCTTTTTCTTGGCTGGCTTAGGAAATAGCAAGGAACAGTCCCCAGTGGCTTATTGAGATGTAGATTTGACCGTCAAGATCGTGGGTCATGAAACTGGTATCCGTAGTATGAGGGTGGATGGATTTTTATATTAAGAAAATCGGCAACAATTAGCGCTGCATCGATTAGTTTACCGTATTGATCATCAGAGATGTGCTTAGATGATTTAACTCTGACATATGTATTTCCATTGTGAGTGTGTTCGGTAAACCCGAGAATTGGAATTTTAATATCGTCCTTCAAATCATCCGGATCAGCTCCATTGTGCTTACAGATAATATTGATAATTACGTGTAGGTACTTTTCCTGCTGACGGGTCTTCTTTTTCTTGGTGAACGAAACACCACTGCCAATGGGCGCATCCATGAGAGCAGACATCGCGTTTTTTCTGACTTGCTCATTGGCAATGATGAATGTTTGTTCCATTATGCGGCGTAAACCATTCGTTTGTGTAGCATACGCACCTTGGTAACATCCTCGGAACAGTACTTTCCAATTTCCAGATGCTTACCATCTTGCCACATTTGATAGACCATTGATCCGTCAACTTCACCCTTTTCACCCAATCCGAAAGCTTTTAACAGCTTATCGAGTGAGCAATAGTTCTTTACATCCCATTGCGTCATGGTGTCATAAGGGTTTTTGTCCCAAGGACGACCATCAAACGGGATCGTGCCGTAAGGTTTAATACCCAAGATCATTGATCGTTTTTTAAGCATTGGTAGGTCAAACCCAACTATATTATGACCGACAAAAGTCGTAGAACCAGTATATCCGTTAATTTTCCCATTTTCTTCAAGATAGGAATAGAATTGGCTCAATATCTCAACTTCTTTATCGACGGTTTCTGCATGAAAATTCACTGGATCATTATCATCAATCGCAACACTGATACTTACAACATGGCCGTATGCTCCATCAAATGAGGTCTTCAACACCTCTCCTTCAAGAGCTTCGGCGATATATGCTTCAATCTTTTCAGGGTCTTTGTAGTTGGAAGGTGCTTTCACACCCTCCTTGATATGATCTACAATTGATGGATCTTGCGCTGGGATTGTTTCAATGTCTAAATAAACGGTCTTCATGCCACCGCTCCCAAAATCATTGTGATTGGAACAATAAGTGCGGAAACCCAAGCAAACGGAATCTCATCGTCTAAATCATTAGCGAAGCTTCCTCCAGTTGAGTAGCTGCTTCCGTTTGAAGCTTGTGCGTATTCCGTGCCATTACCAGACTGTCCGTCAGGCTTGCCATCAAGCAATACGATCTCACCGTTATATGGCTTCAGGACAACTTCGGTTGTGTATTTGTCAACACCGTTATTGTCAGTCCATTTACGGGTTTGCAACTGGCCCTCAATGTAAACCTTCGAGCCTTTCTTGACGTAGCGTTCAACGATTCCGACAAGAGCATCATTGGTAATTGCGATGTTGTGCCATTCAGTTTTGGACTTACGCTCACCTGTGGCTTTATCTTTCCAGCTTTCGGACGTCGCGATGGAGAAACTAGCAAAACGAGAACCGGATTGCGCTGTTCGGATTTCGGGATCTTTCCCGACATTGCCGACGATGATTACTTTGTTAACAGAGGACATTTACTTACTCCAATCCGATAGCTGACTTGTACATTTCAAGAATTTCTTCCTGTTCCTGACGCTTCTGGCGATCCATTTTGCGAAGCTTCACAATCTGGCGCATGATCTTTGTTTCAAAGCCAGCAGATTTTGCTTCTGCGTAAACATCTCTGATGTCATCGGCCAGACCTGCTTTTTCTTCTTCCAGTCTTTCCACGCGCTCAATTAGCTGGATTAGACGTTCTCCGGCAACGCCGCCGATATTAGTTGGTTGGGTCAATTGTATTCTCCTGTGGTGGTTGTAGTTGGTTTATTCTTTCCTTGGCAGTTTTCAGAATTTCCTGCCATGCGGCTGCATCATTTGCTTTTTCACATTCAACTTGCGCGGCAGCATTTAATTTTCTAACCGTTGCGGCGTCCTTAGCACTATTAATCTCTTTGATGATGAACGCCATGCGTTCAGCAGTGATTGGTTCCGGTTCCGGTGGGCCGGGATCAATCTTACTGCCCGGCAGGCATTTTTGAAGACGATCGTACTCGGCTTTCGGGATGGCGTAGGAATTTCCACGCTGTTCGAGATTAACCCATACTGAATCTATGTCATACAGATAACGACCAACTCCCCACTTTACAGCAGCTCGTTTGAATGCGTCCGATATGCGACCCTTCTCAGCTTCAACCGCAGTATCGCCAGCGCCGTCAGCTTTTTCAATCCACTCGCCATCAATGCGAATTGAAAGATAGCAAATGGCAGTATTCCCGTAGTATTCGTAACGATCTTTCCAGTTTTCAGGGCCAAGAACTTTGTCCAGACGTTTCATGACATCCCGAGCATCAATGTACGCGAGCGCCATGCCCTTGTCTTTGCTTTTCGTTGTTGAACCGACACGCCACGATACAAGTGATGGGTCAAACGGTGCCGAGAGATCTTCTAAAATTGACATTTACATTTTTCCTTTCAACACGTAGCGGCCATTGATATATTCGATCTTACCTTCAACAACCAGTTCATCCACGGCCACCGGGACATGTTCTGGTAGACCGCTTTTTGCCACCATCTCGTCGAGTGACATGGATGGAAAAATATGGATCAGGCGGTGTACAATACCATCTTTTGCGGCTTGCTGAGGCGTCGTCATTTCGTTCTCCATACACGGACGCCGAGAGCTTTACCCTTCTTTGCCTGACGGGTTAGGAATTGCTTTTTGGGGTGACGTCTCTGGTAAACGGCGGCATACCTCCATTCACGGACGTTTGGTACGAAGAAGCTTTCACTGACTTGAAGATCCGAAAGGGGTGAGGTTCTGACCGGCGCTTCGACCGGGGTGTATTTATCCCATGGGAATTTCTGCTCGCCGCCGGGGTGTGCATCCGGGATTGGTATCCCTTTTTCAATGCGGTATTTCATGCTGTCTCCTTTGTTGACTATTTGAACGTATCATCAACGGACGTATCAGTCAACAACAAAATGCACAAAACTGAAATTATTTTCGATTGACAGTCAGCGCTTTGTAAGATACTGTCAATGAATGATTATTATCCTGCCATTCCCGCCCAGCGTTAACTCCCTATTCGGCGGCGGGTCCAAACAGAAGCGTTTCCCATCAAAGAAATACAAGGCATGGAAAGCGGCCTGCCCACAGTTGGAAGCCGCAGGAATTTCAACGCCCGTACACATTCATTACACTTTCGCATGGCCGTGCCGCCGTAAACGGGACGGGCAATCGTACTTCAAAGCAGTGACTGATTATCTGGTGAGCCAGGGTGTAATTGCCGACGACAACTACGAAATTGTTGACAGCGAATCATGGGATCATGTAGGAGTGGACAAAACGAACCCACGTGTAGAGATCAGGATTACGAACAAATGACCACGAAAGAAATAAAATACCACGATGCACGCAGAAATGAAGTGAAGCGTAACAATACCCGCCAGCGCCGCAAGCAGCCATTCCCTAAGATATATGCCAATGAGAAGGAAGATTACGAGCTGTATGAGACTGAAGAAGAGCAAATTAACGCTTTAAGGGTGGATCTAGGGTCTAGTAGCACCTTTTGATTAGTGTCATTTGGCACTTTCCGGTTGATAAGAAATATTTTGATACAAGCTATCAAATTACTAATATCCGCCGCTTGAAGCTGTTTTCGAGTATAATAAATACAGTATCGCTTTTCTAATAAATGTAATTTTTTCATGTGGAGAGAAAATTTACCAGATCAATGCCCTCCTTTAAATGCGTGCAATATTGAAGAAACCGTTTACAGGATAACCGCCGATAGAACATTAGCTGAGGAAGATTTCATCCCAATAGCTCGTTTGAAGCCAGAGAATAAGAGGTATAAAGATTTATGCATAGCGCACGCGGTTTCCTTTTTTGATAGCTACGACAACGCCAGAGCTGCTTTTGCTAGAGCGCGAGAGAGAAATAAAATCCTTGGTAACTATATTGTGCAGTTGAGTGTCAACCATGCTCACGGTGTATCTGAGTATGAAGATGAATCGGGGCATCACAGCTTTTGGTTTTACAGGGATTTTACGATTGATCAGCTGGAAGTATTAGATTTGCAAGAATGTTAGAAGATATCGACGAAAAATATAGGCTAGAAAAGCTTTACCCATCTCTGACCGTTTTGGAGGTTTTGGACTTCATCGATTTCCCAATTCTCACCGTTGAGAGCGATGAGGGTGGCAACAAGTACCTAAGTTACTTGGTTTCCATGAGCGAGGAGGAGGAGTTGAGAGCAATACTTCAAGTTAGTTCAGATCGCCTGAATGACGTAAAATCGGGGAATCTCTCAATTCATGACGCCTTTCATAAAGCGGAAAGCAATTCTGTGTTCATCGCAACCTTTAACCTCGACAACGGGGATGACACTGCCGCATTTTTAGTGCCGTCTTACTACTTCAACAATCTGGGAATGATCAACCCAGGCTATGCTGTATCCATAAAAGTTCAGCCTGCTGTGGTTAATCCACACGAGTTAGTTGGGTTTGCGATCAGAAAAAACAAGGTTGTCCTTGATATTTATTTGCAGAGCCGAAATCTTGTTCAAAATGTCAAACCCTATGCCATTTTTAATGTCGTCACTCCCATCGTAAATATTATCAAAACCTTCCTTTCGATTGATGGCAGGAATCAAGACAAATATCTCGCTTTTTCTAATTTGCGTGCGGCTTCACTCGGGGTGACGATTGAAGTCAATGTTAGTCGAGATTTATTCCTTGAAAGAGAGACACGGGAAATTTCCCTCTTAATCAGCTTATTAAACTCCAGCACAAAAGAAGACTTGGAATACGTTATAGGCAGAACCAGATCCGATTCGCACTGGAAGAGCTTTGCCACGATTGTTAACGCTGTAATAAAAAACGATGCAACGCTGAATGCAAGCTATGCAAATCCAATAACCGGGGAGTTCCGATCAACGGTTCTCGGCGTTGAAAGGGCTGCAATTTTGAGCCAAATCTTACAAGAGCAATTTGATGTTATTGAAGACATCGAGATAATAGAGGGGTCATTTCTTGAGATTGATATTGATGCAGCTGAGCCATCCTTCAAGGTCTGGAATATGGAGGATAATTCTGTCGTGAAGGGGCGGATTAATGCTGATATAGTGGAAGTCATCAAAGGTGACCACATCAATATTGGTACCGATATTTATAGGTTTGATATAAAGGTCGTTTATACTCCACAGACGACAACTAAAAAAGAAAGCACCAAATACTTCCTCCTTTCTTATCAGACCGTACCTTGACGGACTCATTTAGGTATTGACATTCTTATCTCGTAGGATAAAGTGATGATGGGGCAGCCGGGCACGGTGTCCTGTTTCATCCTTCGCCGGATAGGACAGCCCCACTTTCCTCAGGCGAAGAAGGCGGAGAACACATGAATGTCTTTCGAGAAATTTTATTCACTCTATCCCCGACGCGTCAACAAAGCGCAGGCGCTGAAAGCCTATACCAAGGCAATCAAGCAGGGGGCAACCGATGAACAACTTATCAACGGTGCTATCGAATATCAGCAATGGTGTGACCGTAACGGCACAGCCCGAGAATATATCTGCCACCCTGCAACATGGCTTAATCAAAGCCGGTGGGAAAATGACTACCGAGCAGATGATCGAAGCAAGCAAGCCGAGGGAAACAGCAATCAGCCTAGAAAGAGCGGAATCCGCAATGCAATGGCTTCGGCAATTAAAGTCATCCAGAAAGATCGTAGCGAAACACGGCTGGAAGTCGGATATGACGGGGATGGAAACTACTTACCATTCTAGTTACACCATGCCGGAAGGGATGACGCATGAAAGCGTTGTCCGTGGCCTTATCGAGCTGATACGACCATGCTCCCCAACTGTGACAAGGTATTTTGTGGCATTGCAGGCATTCAAGCCATTTTTCGAGGCAGACGCAAAGAACCCAGATACTGACCGAAACGATATGGTTTATGAAATGCTGTATCGTGACATCAAGGATATGCCAGAAGTAGCTGTGGTTTTGGCGTTGGATGATTTACGAAAGGGTCCGGGCAAGTGGTTTCCGCTTGATGAAATCCTTCCAGCGGTATCTGAATACCGAGATATTATTTACAACGCACTAGACTTTTTTCAAGGAGATAAGGAATGATCCACGACGATTTCTTTCACCACCACAATGTCCGAAATAATGATGTTCCTGTTTTCTACCTGAATGACATTTTGGAGAATGCGAAAGACCCGACGTTTGACGAAACCGCTCAGGAATTTCTGAAAGCCGGTTTGTTGAAGCCTCCGTACCACAATTTCTACGTTTTTATCAAGATGGATGGAGCGTACTTCATCTACCACATGGATAATGGGAAGGTGCAGGAGTACCTTGTCAGCCAGAGAGGAAAGTTTCTTGACCCACGCCAAGACCGAAATGTTGAGTTCAAGGGTAACTATTTCTGGTGCCCTAATGACCATTCGCAGCAAATCTCATCTCTGATGGCAGTTGTACTGCTAATCATTTTTATGAAGTCGATGCGCAGGGAGAAAGTTGAGATTTCCCAGAGGTTGAATGATAGCCGATCCAAGAAAGGCAAATACGAATACTCTGGATATACAATTATTCGAAATCCTCCTGCCGCCAATGAAGAAAAAGGCGAGCATTGTCCAACCGGACTAAAGCGTAAACCACATTGGAGACGTGGACACGTTCGTCGGTATAAATCAGGACGTGTTACTTACATTGAGCCGGTGCTGGTAAATATGCATCTCGGAGAACTAACCCAGAAAAAGGTGTACAAAGTGGCCGCTTAGTGCTACAAAAAGAAAAAGCCCCATGGTTTCTGGCAGAAATCCACAGGGCGACTAACTGGATGCTTCAGGGACAGTTAGGTGATAGAGGTATAATAGTACCACTCACCAACAATGTCAACATCCATTAGTTTGATTTTTTGCCCAGCGTTGTCGGTTCCGTCTACTGAAAACCGTCTATCCGTGGGGGTCTTTACTTCGATGGCTATGGAATTAAGCAGCCGGACGCCAAATGACGAGATTTCCGCCCCGTTCAAATGCCCGCTTAGGCTATGGACGCATCCAGACCGCTAAACTGATGTTATCGCCAACGGATCGAGCAGCGCTCAAACAGTTGGATCAGGCGGATTGAGGCACCGGGGATCATATTGTCGTCAGCGACAAATTGATCCTAACGTCTAGTCTGGGTATACACGGAGGAAGATAGCCCCGAGAGGGAACCGTCTATTGTTCTGGTATCAGGATAATAGCGGAAAGCGGACTATTAACTGAACATAGGAGACAACCCTGAAAGAAAATTTCTACACCTCAGACGCATGGTACAAACTCCGATATCGGGCGCTGAGAACGTACGGCCCGAAATGTATGTGCTGCGGCTTAACGCCACCGAGAGCGAAAATGCACGTCGATCATATCAAGCCCAGGTCAAAGTTTCCAAGACTGGAACTGGATATAAACAATCTGCAAATACTGTGTCAGTACTGCAACATTGGTAAGTCAAACCTTTATGAGGATGACTGGCGACCATGGAACTGGCGTGAATTACTCCGAGGGTTTTGGAAGTCAATTCATGTATGAACCCCTATAAACCAGTTTCTTGCCGGAGTAATCAAATGTTACAACAGTTTCATCGCCTTCCTTTTTTATGCAGATCTCACAGCGGTCGCCGTAGCTGTCCTTTGCTTTCAGTCCACACATCGGATCGTACTGATTGCCAGATATTATGGTGTATGTGAGGGATGTACCGTTGTTAAAGTCGAGTTCCCAATTTGTGGACGTTGGATCAACGGTGAAGGTCGCGGGCTTCACCAAGTCCTTACCGAGGCATTCCGTTAGAGTGAAGCGATACACCTTACTGATGCTTTCGGACGATGGTGGTGATGACTGTGAGGCGGTGGACTTGACAGGCTCGGGTTTATCGCCACAATACTTCAATAGTTGGACGAAAATGATGACGAGTAGTATCCTGATGACCCACTTGCCAGCCGAAGAATTGCTTTCAGCCATGATGATAGAGATTTATGATAGGGGGATTTATGAAAGATTATAGTCGCAAAAACGCAGAATACGAGCCATTCGACGCTATGACAGTACAAACCACATCTCAACGAGAATCAGTACGATTACAAGGAAAATTCCAATCCCAATCTTCCATCGACGTCCAACATCCCGCCAATTCACAGGCTCCTTTTCCGACTGGAGATATGGCTCATGAATCTTCTCGATTGGAAGAACTGGTTTTACTGCGGGTGGACTTTGCTTTAAAGGTTGAGAATAGGCGACTCGCTGCTCGACTACGGGCGGCACAACGGGAGCTTCGACTGTCACGGGCGATACTCGCGGTTTCGGCAGTTCTGCAATTGGTTTCGGTTGCTCGACTACTGGGATGGGTTTAGGAAGCACTGGCTGTATTTCCTTTTCTTGGTAAACCTGTTCCATTCTCGCCTGCATTGCAGACCGATCAGGCGCTTGTTTAACCGGGATCTCAACTTCTGGATGGGACATAGCCATACGGCGCTCCATCTCCGCGTAGGCTTGTTTGCGTTGTTCTTCTGTCATGAGGTCGGGTTTGTAACTGAAAAATACAAATCCGTCGTGAGAAAATCAATTGACTCATTCAATTATCTGGGGTACGATGAATCGCATATAAATTACAACAGCCCTAATGGATTTGTCATGTAAGTCTTCATTTCCCAGCGCTTTCCGGCCAGCGACAAAAGACCGGAAACCTTTCTTTGCGAGCCGCATAAAACGTGATGGAGAGCTGCACGACTCAATGATCTCACGCTCTGTGCAGGAGTGCGGTTCACATGGACAGGTTACAGGAGATAGTCTTATGTTGCTATCGAATGGTGGAAAAACAATTACACTCAGAATACCTGAGAAGGAGCCAATGCCCGGCATGGGCATCAAGCCAGGCGTTTTTCCTGATGAAATTATAGTGAAGCAGCGCAATCATTATCTGGATGGAAAAGATTCACCTACTGAAACAGCAATCTACGTCCGAAAAGAAACGGCCTGATAGCTTACGAACCACTTCGGTTCCAACTGTACCTTTCAACTTGGCGGTGAGATAACAAGTAATAGCGACAATGCCAGAAGGACGCGGCTTCCGAAAATGCACTGGTCGCCCGGATGGTCAGGAGGTGGTTGGGTAATTATTATGCCTGTAATTGTCGCTACTCACTATCTAGTATGATTTGTGATTTTTCGCTATAATTACTAACCCGTTCATCTCCAAAATTTTATCATCAGAATGAAAATTGAAGATCAACTTCCCGTACGCGAAAAGCGCTGGTTCGAGAAATTCAAATTAGCACAAGCAGTTTGGGTAGCCATAGTGACTGGTGCGTTCAGTCTAGCTGCCGCTTATATGAATAATAACGGTAAAGGAGAGCCTGTTACCAACGTATACTTTCTTAAGATAACAAAGGTGTCTGTAGAATCGAAAGATCAGAAATTTGATTCTGTCCGAATAGCCTTAATGATAGGAGAAAATAGAATAGTTTACCCAGTTCCAGTGATTTGGGCTAAACTTACTACTCGAGAATCGTCGTCTTTTTATCCAATCTATTTACCTGCCAAAAGTGGTGCACTTAACGTAAGTCTGTTAGCGAAGGACGACAAAGGAAAAATCCACGACTTTGACAGCGGCCTAGCATGTTCAATGGGAAACTTTGACGTGAGTTCGCTTCCTGATAATCAAAGGATATCTTTGTGCTCTGGTGGAGCAACAGCAGAAGTAAGTATTGAAATTAGGGATAAACCGTTTTAGTGAACATTCACCTAGCTGAGTTGATTCGCAGTTTCAATTTTTGGAAACTTTTGTGAAAGAAGATTAAGGCAACAGCGTAGCACGCAAAGTAGCCAAGGCTCCAGTAACATTTAAGTTTTTCCGTCAAGCCGGAGGCAATTATAATCCCGATTGAAACACCGACTGGATATAGGTAGATCGAGAAAAATCCAGCGAACCGACTTAAAGGATGGCGAAAGAGAAGCATCCAGGGGAACTCCGTCAAGTCCTTATTCTCCACATCTTTAATCGTATTGATGTGGTCGATTAACATTTTAAGGTACAGCAGTAGAATGAAAGCGATAAAGGGGCCTGTGAAATACATAAATTCACCAGACACCTTCAGACCGGCCAGCTCAATTTCATTGCCACCATCTTTGCGAGTGGCATTCCCTTCTTGCTGTAGGATGACTTTTGCATCATCGAAGTTTTTGTCTTTTACAAATTCCCAAACATCCATAAGTCTTGGAAATGCAGTCTTCGGATCATTTTTATTTGGAAGTAGATTATTAGTTGCAAACCTATCCCGATAGCTATACGTCGGAACATACTTGGGGAATGTGAACCACCCATCAGACAAGCTTGGTCTTGCGAATACGGGAAAGCCTTCAAAATCAATAATCTCCGGGATTTCAGCTTGTGATATTTGCATAGCCTTGTACTTCGACAAACCGAGGTAGATGATTGTGTCCATCATAGACCATGCATCGCCCATTTCTCTTTTAAAGACACCGAGAGTTTTGTATGAATATGCTGTCTTGTCACTAAACTCAATTTTCCCATTTATTCTTTTCGCTATGAAGTCATCGTTGTTGGCTGCTAAGTCAAGCTTAATGCTTTCCATTCGGCCAGAATTCACGGAGTCCATAACGGCTTGTAAAGTTTTCAGCTCATTCAATGCTAAGTCAAAACGGTTCTCGGTTGGCTTAACAGAAATAGCGAACACACCGATGATCGTGCAGACAACGATAAGGATTTGATGTATGTTTCGAGCAGATTGTAAACTTTCATTCATATGATAAAGGGGTTTTGTGCAAAATTAAGCATTTGACCACCAGTATCAAATCAGTTACAATTAACCATCGGAGCAAGGCTCCAACCGTTTAACCCAAGGGGCGCAACGTGAGTAAATACATTGATAAGTTCAAGAATCCGTCCAACGGATACGTTGCGACAGCCACTACACCATTCTCATTCCTCCTGTGCCTGATGTTCGGGCCGCTGTATTTCCTGATGAAGGGGAATTTCAAGCACTTCCTGTTGTCAGCTCTGCTCGCGATACCCACGTGTGGGTTTTCATGGTTGATTTACGCGTTCGGCGTGTATGAAATCAATAAGACCCAATACCTGAATCGCGGATGGACGGCTGTAAAGCCTTAACCATAATCATCTAAAATAGAATGCGGTAGGAATGGCCAAGGGAAGAAAGACAGGAGGGCGGAAGGCTGGTTCAAAGAACATTATCAGCGCCGACATCCGTTATCTGGCTCAATCCTACGCCAACACCGCAATCGAAGTCCTGTTCGGACTGATGACCAATTCAAAGCAGGATGTCGTCAAAATCTCCGCCGCCCGTGAATTACTGGATCGCGCATACGGGAAGCCATCCCCAATGGAGCTACCGAAAGGAGAGGACGAAGAAGCGGTTCCTGTTCTGGTAAAAGTAGAAGTGATCGACGCCCGGAAGGTCGATGCCTAAGCTAAACCTGCCGCAAGCAAGATTTCTGGCCTTGCCTCACAAGTTCAAAGGGTTTGTCGCCGGGTTCGGTTCTGGCAAAACATGGGTTGGATGTGCAGGGCTTTGTAAGCACTCATGGGAGCATCCGCATATCAGCGCCGGATACTTCGCCCCGACGTATGGACAGATCCGGGATATTTTCTACCCGACTATCGACGAAGTAGCCTATGACTGGGGACTTACGACTAAAATACACCTGAGTAACAAGGAAGTTGACCTGTATTCAAACGGCATTTACCGGACGACAATCCTGTGCCGGTCGATGGAAAAGCCCAGCGAGATCGTGGGTTTCAAGATCGGTAAAGCGCTGATCGACGAGCTGGACGTGATGAAGACCGACAAGGCGGAACTCGCATGGCGGAAGATCATCGCCCGTATGCGTTACAATGAGCCAGGTCTGTTGAACGGGATTGACGTGACGACGACGCCCGAGGGATTCAAATTCGTTTACCAGACGTTTGTCAAGAAGCTACGGGATGTCCCGGAACTGGCTGATATGTACGGGATGGTGCAGGCCAGCACATTCGATAACGAACTGAACCTCCCTGCGGATTATATTCCTTCTTTACTGGCATCATACCCGCCACAGCTAATCAACGCTTACCTCCGTGGACAATTCGTCAACCTTGCCAGTGGCAGTGTGTACCCGGATTTCGACCGCCACCTGAATCACGCCGACGCGGTAATGCGTGACCACGAGCCGCTACACATCGGGATGGATTTCAACGTCATGAATATGGCGGCGGTTATTAACGTGATCCGCGAAGGTATGCCATTCTCAGTGAATGAGCTTACAGGTGTGAGGGATACCCCGACGATGGTGAGTATGCTGAAAGACCGATACCCAAACCGTACGATTTCCATTTACCCGGATGCCAGCGGTCAGAGCCGTAAGTCCGTAAACGCAAGTGAAAGCGACCTGTCCATTTTACGGCAGTCGGGTTTCTCTGTACAAGTGGACGGCACGAATCCCGCTGTGAAGGATCGGGTCCTGTCAGTGAATGGAATGATCCTGAATTCCACAGGGCAACGGCGATGGCTGGTGAATACCAATAACTGCCCGAGGTTGACGGAGAGTTTGGAACAGCAGGCGTATGACAAGAATGGGGAGCCGGATAAGACCAGTGGCTTCGATCACATCAACGATGCACAGGGTTATTTTCTGGCGAAGAAGTACCCGGTTATCAAGAGAACAATGTCAATGGCGAAGGTCGGAGGGCAGTGAAATTCAGAATATTATTTGGTTTGGTTCCGCACAGGCCGTGAGAGGCTGGGTCACCATGTTTTCAGAATAATCTTTGGTTTACGACAAGATTGAAATTTTTTTTATGTGGCTCTCAAAAGAGGCCAGACCGTCTGTGAAGCTTCCTGTATACCATTTGTACCCCATCCAGACGGCACCGCCAGCCCAGCCAATATTGCCCAGGTGGTCGAGTAAGGTAAGCACGTCGGATATAAAATTCATAATGATTTGATTATTCCACTGCAACCCGCATCTACGTTGATTAGTTCCTGAAACAGAATTTAATATTGCTTCCCGGCAAATATCTGGTATCCTTATCGAAACAAGGAGCCTTTCATGAATCCAGATCAAAAGCACCCCGAATACGATGAGTTTTCAAAAGTATGGAAACGATGCCGGGATGCCGCCACTGGACAGCGTGCCATTCATAAAGGCGGGGAAGAGTACCTGCCGAAGCTGGAAGGTCAATCCACCGACGAATACGATAAATACCGCTCCCGTGCGCTGTATTACAACGCCACAGGCCGAACCGTGGAGGGCATGAAAGGACTGGTATTCCGTAAGAAACCCGTTCTGGTGACGCCGGAAATGATGAAACCGTGGCTGGAAGACATCACCATGACCGGAATTTCATTCAACGGTCTGGCAAAGAAGAACCTGGAAGAAGTTATGAAAGTAGGCCGATACGGTCTGCTTGTTGACTACCCGCTTGCCCCACAACTGGTAGAAGGCGCGAGCCTGACGATCAACGACGCAGCGAAGATGGATATTCGACCATACATCGCAGGATACACAGCCGAGAACATTTTGAACTGGATACTGGAGAGAGTAGGATCAAAGACCATCCTGACCAATGTATTCTTGAATGAGCCGGTATTAAACACAGCCTACAAGAAGCAGATCCGCCAACTAACCTTGCAAAACGGTTATTATCAGCAATTTGTCTGGGCGTCCGGTGATAAGGGAAGTTGGGAGCTTATCCAGACAGTGACCCCGTTTATGAACGGAAAGGCGCTGGACTGGATACCGTTCTGGTTCAGTGCAGCCGAAGAATCCGACGGATCGGTGCAGAACCCGCCTATTGAAGACATGGTATATGTGAACATCTCCCACTACCAGAACAGCGCTGACCTCGAAAATGGCGCTCATGTGTCAGGATTACCGACTCCGTACATTACGGGCATTGATGCCTCGGATACCCCAAAGCTCGCTCTCGGTACCGGAACATCATGGCAGCTTCCGAATGTGGACAGTAAAGTCGGGTTCGTTCACGTTGGGGCTGATGGCTTTGCCACGCTCGAAAAGCTGATGGATCGTAAGGAAAACATGCTCGCGGCACTTGGTGCGCGTATGATTGCCCCGGAAAAGAAAGCAGCGGAAGCCGCAGAAACAGCCGGTATCCGTCGCGGTGGTGAGAACAGCGTTCTCGGAGACATTGCCGGAACGGTGGAAATGTCCCTGCAACAGGCTCTTGCTTTCATGGCTGAATGGGGCGGGGCGAAAGGCGATGTACGTTTTGAGATCAACAAAGACTTCCTGCCAATGCCGATGGATGCCGCTTCGCTCACAGCGTGGGTGAAGGCATGGCAATCAGGTGCAGTATCCGAAGAAACGTTCTTTGAAGCCCTGCAAGCTGGCGAGGTGGTAGGGGAAACCCTGACATTCGAAGACGAGCAGGAGCGCAAGGCCGATTCACCCCCACCACTGGGTACAATGACAAATGACACCGAATGAGGAAATTCAGGACGCATCCATTCGGCACATGGTATGGCTGGAACGGTTCAAAGCCGGAACAGTCCGGCAAATAATCGCTCTTTTGAATTCCGCAGACGCTGACCTTCGCGAGAAACTGGCCGCTAGGCTGTCATCAATCAGTGAGCGTGGGTATAAGCTTTCAGATGCCACGAAAAAGAGAATTGAGACAATGCTGGCCGAAATCACGGCCATGCGTTCTGACCTTTACAAAGTAGCAGAGGTTAAAACCGTCGAAATCCTGAAAGATTTTGCGGTACATGAGGCCGACTTCCAGCAAAGATTGATTGAAGAGGTAAGTAAATCAGCCGTTGCTGTCAGTCTTGAAAAGCCATCCCTTACGCAATTGAAGGCTGTTGTGACATCCCGGCCATTCGAAGGCAATCTGTTGAAGCATTGGTTTTCGAGTTTAAACGCTGCCGAGCGTAAAAGACTGAATGACGCGGTAAAGATCGGCATATCGGAAGGCGAAACCACCGATGAAATCATTCGCAGGGTGATAGGAACACGCTCCCTGAATTACCGTGATGGCGTTTTGGAGATCGGGCGCCGACAGGCCGCTTCACTGATAAACACAGCAATCGCCAGCACAGCCACACACGCAAGCGAAGAACTTTACGCCGCCAACGAGGATATAATCAAAGGCGTGCAGTGGGTTTCTACTCTGGATAGTCGTACATCCGCACCATGCCGGGCGAATGATGGTAAGATATTCCCAATCGGTGAGGGGCCGCGACCACCAATCCATTTCAACTGCCGATCAAAGACGGTTCCATTCCTGGGTGAAACATCCATCAAGGGTACACGAGCTAGTGTGTTTGGTCCGGTTCCTTCCGATATGACGTACGGTGCATGGTTGAAGAAACAATCTATATCTGTTCAAAATGAAGTCCTTGGTGTGAAAGCTGCAAAGCTGTTTCGCAATGGTCTTCCGATTGAGAGGTTTGTTGACAAACAAGGCAGATCATATACACTTGACGAGCTGAAACAGCGTGACGCTGAGATTTGGCAAAAAACATTCGGACGGTAAGGCCGTCTAATTTGAACCCAAGGGGCTAAAATGACTATCACCGAAGAAGATCTGAAAAAAGCTGTTGACGAAGCCGTTGACAAGGCTACGAAGGGATTGAAGGAAAAGAATGCTGAATTGCTCGGCAAGCTGAAAGAAGAAAAGGAAACCAGAGAGGCTTCCGAAGAAGCAAAGCGCATCGCCGAAGAAGAAGCCGCCAACAAATCCGGCGACATTGAGAAAATCAAACAGCAGCTCGAGGCGAAGCATAAACGCGAACTTGACACCGCTTCCGACAAGGCAACAAAGGCCGAAGCTCGCTTAAATCAGGTATTGATTGATAATGGTTTGACAGACGCGTTAATTAAGGCTAAAATAGCCCCACAGTTCCTTGAAATGGCGAAAGACCATATCAAAGCACGACACACACCAGAGATCGGTGAGGTTGATGGGGCTGTAACTGCACTCATTGGTGGTAAGGCCATCGGTGAGTTTATTACCGAATGGTCGCAAGGCGACTCAGGTAAACACTTCATTGCTGCTCCGACCAACGGTGGTGGCGGGTCCAATGGATCAAACAGTCAGGGCAAAGCGCAGACTGCAACCGCGAATATGGGTGGTACTCGTGAGGAACGAACCGCAGCAATCGCACAAAAATTTCAACTCTCTGACAAATAGGATCATCCATGTCACTCTCTCAAATGCAAGTCTTCAATGAATACATTATGCCAGCGACAATCGAAACACTGGCTCAAATGGTCAACAAATTCAACTCCGCTTCACGTGGCGCTATCCGTCTGACAACAGAAGGCTTTACAGGTGATTTCTTGCAGGAATCATTCTTCGCAAGCATTCACTCAGCTCAACGCCGTGTTGACCGCTATGCTGCTCAGGCGTCCGCAACACCAACAGACCTGACACAGTTGAAAAACAGTTCCGTCAAGGTTGCTGGTGGTTTCGGTCCGATTCGTTTTGAGCCGGGTCAATTGACATGGTTGCAAAAACCAACTGCCGAAGGCATTGAAGTTGCTTCCCGTAACTTTGCCGAAGCTCTGATGTCCGATCAACTGAACACAGCAATCGCCGCTTTATGCGCCGCTATCGGTAACCAAGCTGCTGCCACAAACGACGTATCCGCAACACTCGGCCTGACATACGGAGCCATTAACGACGCTCACGCGAAGTTCGGCGATCATTCCGGTTCAATCGTTGCTGACGTGATGACTGGTCAGGTTTACCACAAGTTCATCGGCCAGAACCTTGCAAACGCCACACAGCTATTCCAGGCAGGCAACGTAACAGTTGTTGACATTCTGGGTAAAGCGGTGATCGTAACAGACGCTCCGGCTCTGTACGTTACGGGCACACCGAACAAGCAGAAGGTTTTGGGCTTGGTTGAGAGCGCCGCTATCGTTCATGACGGTGGTGACGTGATCTCCAACATCGAAACAACAAACGGACAAACTCGTATCGAAACAACCATGCAGGTAGACTACACATTCGGTCTGGGCCTGAAGGGTTACACATGGGACGAGGCCAATGGCGGTAAATCCCCGACTGATGCTGAACTCGCTACAGGTTCCAACTGGGACAAAACAGCGACAAGTATCAAGCACACCGCTGGCGTTATCGCTATCGGCGACGCTTCTAAATAATTGATGGGGCGGTGTAACAGCCGCCCTTCTTCCAACCCAAGAGGATAGACCATGTCTGAAAAAATCATCTACGAACCACACCCAGTTACCCCGGAACGCAAGAAAGAGCTGCGTGAAAAGGGCTATAAGATCATTGATGCTCAGTTTGATCCAAACCGAAAAGAAGAAGCTCCGATGAACCCGGTAAAGGCTTCCGATGCTGCCATTAAACATGCACAAGCAAATGGCGTGAATATCGAGGAAGTTGTAGGCACAGGCCAAAACGGTGCAATTACCAAAACTGACGTTGATAACCACATTGCAGCGTTGAGCAAATAGGATATTAAATGACACTTACGGTCGAAGATGGAAGCATTGTAGAGGGAGCCAACTCACTCGTTGATTTGGATTTCGCGAACAGCTACCACTCCGACCGTAATAATACCGGCTGGACAGGCACCGATGCTGTAAAACAAGCTGCCCTGATCCGCGCCACTGATTATCTGCAAGAAAAATATTCATGGAAAGGTTGCTTGGTTGAAGCAGACCAGCCTCTGAACTGGCCGCGATCCGGCATCCAGAATGTCGCCAATAACATTATTCCAAACGCTGTCAAGCAAGCTGTATGTGTGTTGGCACTGGAAGCCCTGACAGCCACATTAAATCCGTCCATATCCCCAAACGGACAAACGAAATTCAAAAAGGTCGATGTGATCGAGGTTGAATACTTCGCATCCCCCTTTACCAGCACGAAGCGCCCTGCTGTTGATGGCCTATTGCGCCCATACCTTTCCGGCAACGGCATTAACGTACCAACGGTGCGCGTATGAGCTTTTACGGTGAAATGGCTGAACTGGCGAAAGAGCAGATTGAGGAATTCGGTCGGTCTGTCATTTTGCGCCGCAACAATCAGGGGGATTACGATCCTGCGACTGATTCGTTTTCCGGTGGGAGTTCTGCCGATGTGTCTGTTATCGCCCTGTTTACCAAGTTTGAACAGAACGAGATTGACGGCACGATCATCCTGCGAGATGACAAGAAAGTCCTAATTGCCGCTTCTTCACTGGCGTCCCCACCACAGCACAATGATATTCTGGTGGACGGTGACTACGAATACAAAGTCCTGCCGCTTGACATTATCCGCCCAGGCGACACACCGCTCATTTATAAGTTGCAGGTCAGAAAATGACCGTTGATGAGCAAATCAAAGCCGCATACAAGAAAAAGGTCGAAGGCTCCTTAGAAAAGGCTGTTCGGATCTACGCATTGCAGGCTTACACAAATATCGTTATCAGTACTCCTGTTGGTAATCCTGACCTCTGGAAATCCGATCCACCGCCCGGCTATGTTGGCGGACGCGCTCGTGCGAACTGGAATATCGACATTAACACCGTTGATTTATCTGTCACTGAAAGCACTGATGCCCCAGATACCGTTCAGGCGATCAACGTGACGGCCAAATACAAGGTCAAGGACACGATCTACATCTCAAACAACCTTCCGTACATCCAGCGATTGAATGAAGGCTGGTCTTCGCAAGCCCCTGAAAACTTCGTTGATAAAGGGCTTATGCTGGCTTCTCGTCAAGCCAAGCAGATCATTGCGAGGGAATTGAAATGAGCTATGAATCCGCAGTAGCCGCCATTCGTAATGCATTTAAGATCGCATGGGGCGCAACCACCAAAGTCGCATACGATGACGTGAAGTTTGATATTCCGAACAGTGAAACGTGGGTGCGCTTGAAAATTGCTCATGTCGATGGCTATCAGGCCAGCATCGGATCACCGAGCAGCAACAAGTTTCGCCGCGAAGGATTAATCACCGCGCAGATTTTTCAGCCGCAGGGTAACGCCAGCAAGGACGCCCGAAAAAAGGCTGATTTAATCATTCCCATCTTTCAAGGAAAGCAAATTTCTGGTATAACCTTCTATGACGTTCAGGCGCGAGAAATCGGTAATGACGGCGCAGGGTGGCATCAGATCAACGTGCTATCCAAATTCTATTATGACGTTATCGCTTAACCAAGGAGCCATCCATGACTGATTCTTCACAAACCCGCTTGGGCTATGTCGCCGAAGCAACATACGGTGTCACACCTACAACGCCTGTCTTCAAAAAACTGCGCATGACTGGTGAAAGCCTTTCCCCGGCTATTCAGTACGTTTCCAGCAACGAGATTCGCCCGGATCGTAACGTCGCGGATATGACTCGTGTCGGTCAGGAAGCTGGTGGCGACATCAACTTTGAGCTTTCCTATGGGACATTCGATGACTTCCTTGAAAGCTTGATGTACAGCACGTGGGCAACAAACGTCCTGAAAAACGGCGTAACTCGTAAATCATTCACACTGGAAAAAACCTTTGCTGCAACTGCAAACCAATTCCACCGCTATCCGGGAGCTGTTGTAAACAGCCTTTCGCTGAATATGCGTGCAAAGGAGATCGTTACCGGCTCGTTTAATATGATGTGCCAGACAACGACTTCTGCTCAGGCAATTATCGCAGGCGCGACCTACACCGATCCAAACGCAAACCCTGTCATCAACGCCGCCAATAACTTCGCAGCTTTGTCAATCACAGGCGGCGGTACAGTTCAGTTGATGTCCCTATCATTGAACATCACAAACAACCTGGAACAACAGGCCGTTATGGGTCAGGTTGCGAGCAAAGGCATCCGTGCGGGTCAATTCGTTGTTACTGGTGAGATGGAAGCATATTTCGATAGCCAAGAATTGTTCGAACTGTTCCTCGCCGATACTGCGGCAGACCTGACATTCTCTCTGGGTGGCGTATCCACAGCGAAATACACATTCTTCATTCCAAAGCTGAAACTGACAGCAAACAACATCGCTGCCGATGGCAACAACCAAGACGTTATGCAGAAGATCAGCTTCCAAGCCTATTTCGATGCGACACAAGCCGCTCAAATGAGAATTACGCGCACACCGTAAACCGAATGCCTACCCGAGGGCTAATTGAATACTTGCAAGTTAGGGGGCGGTCTGTTCGGGCAGGCCGCTTCCGTCCAACCCGAAGGATCACACATGTCCAAGCCTAAAACCCCAGCATCTCCAAAAGTTGCCAAAGATCTGTTGTCGTCATTCCTCGAGACTTTGCATCAAGGTTTTGAGACTGATACAAACCTCGAAACTTCCGCAGGCGTCGCATTCGACTATGGCCGTTACGGTACATTCATTTTGCGCCGAGCAGTTCACCGCAACCATGCGTATGTGAAAGCTATGAAGGAGAAGGTTCTGCCTTATCTAGAGGCACGCGGAGAAGTTGCAGAAGGCGAAGAAGACCAAAGAGCCAATCAGTTGATGGCCGAAATTTACACTGATACAGTTATCGTCGGTCTGAAAACCGCTGACGGCGTGAGCATTCCATACAATGACGACGCAAAAGAGGGTCTGGTCAGGTTGTTTTTAGCTGCGCCGGATCTGTTCACCAAAATCCAATCTGACGCTTCTGACGCTGCAAACTTCCGCAAGAAAAGAACAGAGGCCGAAGCAAAAAACTAATTGAAGTCCTTGCCTGGGAACTGGAGTGGGGCGATAAGGTTGAATGGCTTCAAGGTTTACAGCACAGCGGTAAAAAAGTTGATGCATTAGACCGTCGCCCTAAACTTCTTCCCGGCTTGGACTTTTACTTGATTGCATACCACGAACTGAGGTATGATAAACCAATTGGAATGAGCGTAGGCCCGATACCTTGGTCTTCCATTGACAGATGGGCAATACGAAACGGAGTGAATGACATTGAAGATTTCACAGTTTTGGAAAGCCATATCAGGTCATTGGAGAACGCCGCTTATCAATTTGAAGAGAAGCGCAAGGGGTCGAAATGACTGACGTAAATATCGTTGTAGGGATTACCGGAGACACCTCTGGCGGTCGCGTTATCAAAAAATCCCTCGACGATATTAGTGCTTCCAGTAAGGGTGCTGTCGCTTCCACAAAGCAGCTCGAAAACCAAGTAAGAGCTACGACCTCCGCTACAAACAGTCTTAAATCGGCACTTTCTGCGATGGGTGTGGCTTTAGGTTTGGTGCAGAGCGTTAAATCTGCTGACCAATTTACGGTCATGGAAGCAAGGCTCAAGAGCGTAGCCAGAAGCACACAAGAAGCAACCCGGATGATGGGTGAGCTGCGTCGAATCTCAAATGCGACAGGGAGTGAAATGGCGACCAGCCTTTCTATTCTCCAACGTCTTTCATTTGTTCGTGAAGAGATCAAAGCCACTAATAATGATATGATTGTTTTCACCGAGACTGTTACAAAGCTTGGTGTGACGTCAGGAGCACTTCCAGAAGCAATGAAGGCGGGTCTTACCCAGTTGGGTCAGGCGCTTTCCAGCCAATACACACGCGCAGAAGAATTCAACTCGATCATGGAGAATATTCCGGCGGTCGGCAAAGCGATTGCAGATGAACTGGGCGTGACCACCGGACAGATGCGCCAATTGGTTGTTGAGGGCAAATTACTTTCCAGTGATGTTTTCGCCGCAGTTTTGAACCAGACCGAGAAAGTCCGTTCGGAGTTTGAGCAGTTTCCCAAAACTGCCGAACAGGGCGGAAAACAGATGGTCAATAGCTTCGAGCAGGTCATTGCACAAGCCAACAAAGCAACCGGAGCAACCAATGCTATCGGTTTGGCTTTAAGGTCAGTTGGTGTTGGGGCAAAAATGATTTATAACGGCCTCGCCACGACATTCGATTATCTGGCTGCAAGTGTTCAGGAAGCCGTAAACCTGATGCTTACCGGTATCAACAAAGCCATTCAGGCGATTAACTGGGCAAAAAGCAACGCCCCAGCATGGATGGGCGTAGACCGTTCGCAAATTGATCTGTTTAAAACTTCCGACATTGGCGGTGCGTTCTCAGCAGCCAACGCAGCACGTAAAGAGCGTGAAGACGCTTTGTTCGGTGATGAATTCAGTTCGGCAATTACAACTGAAAAACGCGCTATTTCTCAGGAATACGCCAAAATCGCCGGTGAGATTGCTAAAAAGGGTAAAGAGAACAAGGAAGCCCTGAAAGCACAGAAAGAAATCCAGCAGCAGCTCACCGATGCAATCAAGGATTCCCGTTCCGAGACTGAAAAGCTCCACGACGAAATCGAAGCGATGGAGAAGTTAAAACCATTCGCCAAGACAACTGAGCAGAGCATGGCGATTGCAAAGAACATTCAAAACGCCCGTGAGGAACTGGACAAACTGCGCGTTGAAGCTGAGTTGAACAGTCCGGTGGGTAAGGCGTTCCAATCCCTTGCAAGCGAGATTGATGACGGTTTCAAGGATGCTTTCAAATCTGCCTTCACGGAAAGCGATGGTGGTTTCAAGGCTCTTTTGAACGGCTGGAAGAACACATTTAAAAACTTCCTTGCTGATCTTGCATATCAGGCGTTTGCCCGTCCGATTGTCATTTCATTGGTTGGGGCAGTTGGTGGAGCGTTTGGTTTATCATCCGGTGCGATTGCGGCAGCTTCAAGCACTGGTGGGACAGTCGGAACGACAGTCGGGAGTTCTGGTTTTCTTGGTAACCTTGGAAGCCTTTACAGCGGTGGTAAAGCGTTGTTTGGTAATTCGCTGGGTTCCTCTGGTATCAGTGGAGCGATTAACACATTCGGCTCAAAATTCGGCTTTGCGAATGTCGGTTCAAACTTTATGGGGCCGCTTCTGCCCGGACAAACCGCGGGCTTAACGCTTTCGTCTGCATTGGGCTATGGCTCAATTGGTGGGCTAGGAGCGTCCCTGCTCGGCCTTGGCAATAAGAATATGTTTGTGAACGCTGGTGCATCTACACTCGGCTCATTAGCCGGTGGATTGCTGGGTGGTCCGATTGGTGCCGGATTGGGCGGGTTTGTCGGATCTGCTCTTGGCGGGCTGTTTGGCGGTGGAAAACCGTCTGATAAAGCACAAGGCGGTACACTGGACTTCGCCTCAGGCGCATTGTCTACCAACGGCCAGACCGGTAAGAAATTCAGCCAGGAGAACGCGAATTACCGCGATGCGATATTCAGCACAATGTCGAGCGTTATTGCGACGATTAAACAGTACGGCGGTGCGGTCAATGGCTCTGCCAATATCGTTGTGGGTAGCCGAGATGGTTTGCGGTACAACGGTCAAAACTTCGGAAATAACTCCCAAGCGTTCACTGACAAGATATTCACCGACCTTCAAAACAGCATTACAGGGCTGGATGAAACATTTAGTCAAATCTTAGGGAAGGTTGGCACTCAGAACGCTTCTGCGCTTTCTGACGCCTTTGCGTTCGGTCAGTCTTATAAAGACGCGATTAATCCGAACCTTGCCGCCGACCAACTTGCTACTGCGATCAAAACCGTCAATGACAACATGCAAAAGTTGCTGGAAACTGCAACCAATCTCGGATTGCCTATTGAGGAGTACACAAAAGCGCTTGAGAAGCAGCGAGATGCTGCCGTGGGAGCGTTGAAAGCTCAGGCCGCAGGATTTGCGAGCTTGGAGGACATGACCAAGACATTCAAGGCATTCCTTGATGGACAGTCGTTGAGCAACAATTCTTCACTGACCCCATTGGAGAAGCTTGGACTTGCACAACGCAATTTTGATGATCTTCTGAAAACCGCCCAGGGTGGCGATTTGACCGTCACAAGTGATCTTTTGGGCGCTGCTGCCACGCTTGTTGAGCTTGGACGTGGCATTTATGCATCATCTGTGAGTTTTGTTGCATTGGAAAGCTTTGTACGTTCCAGTGTTAGTGAGATTGCGAGAGCCGCAGGCGTTCCCGGGTACGCGAAGGGTACAAACTCCGCTTCACCCGGGTTGGCGATGGTGGGTGAGCAAGGCCGTGAATTAGTTCGTATGAACGGCGGTGAGCAGGTTTACACCGCAGGGCAAACGGCAGGAATAATGGCGTTGTCCGGTAATGTTTCCGGTGATATTGTCCGTGGAAACCAGCAGGTAGCGGCACTAATGCAGGAAAACACAGAGGAAGCCCGTGCAAGCCGTAAGGAAACCGTAAAGATGCGTAAGGTAATGGAGCGACTACTGAACTACATGAAAGTAGCTGCATGACCGAATACCTGAATTTCTTTGGTGATCTAGCCATCAGCCAACTGGCGGATGATCTCGACCATTCCACGCCAGATCCATTTGTAACGCTTCAACAAAATCCGGATGCCCAGCTTGTTTATCTGATTGAGGCTTATCCTTATGACCTCACACAGGAGAGCTCATTTAGCGGAGAGCCGCCGTATGGGACGCTGCCAATCAGCCAGTATGGTTTTAATTACTATGGAGGTGTGACGCTTATCTGCCTTTCTGATGCGGGATTTGTTACCAAGCCCACAGACACACTCGCAAATAAATACTTCATCGGACAGGTCAATAACGCCTTCCAGTTCGATGTCTCAGTGCTTTCAAATGATGAATTCGGGAATAGCAACCAGTCTTATGGTTCAATCGTGATCCAGAATGGCAATGGTGATCTTGATAGACTGGTAGATTATTACTGGTCATCTCGAAGGGTGGTTGTAAAGGCTGGGGCAAAGTGGTTTCGTTATCAGGATTTTGCAACAATCTTCGATGGCGCAATTGACGATTTTGACGGGGATGACGACCAATTCACCCTGACGATTAAGGATAACCGTTCAAAAACCGATCAACAGATTGTTTCAGGCATTTACGGCGGAACGGGCGGGATTGATGGTGGTTCTGACATTGCCAACACTTATAAACCGCTTGCCTATGGTGTCTGCAAGAACGTCGAGCCTGTTCTGGTAGATTCGGTCAACCTCATCTACCAATTTCACGACGGTTCAGCACTCGCAGTTGATGCGTGCCGTGATCGAGGTGTTGCGCTAACAAACGGTGGAGATGTTGCGGACATTACGGCGGCTTCAGTATCTCCCGGCCAGTTCAAAACGCAGCTATCAGGCGGATTTGTAAAGCTTGGATCGACCCCGGCAGGACGAATTACCCTTGATGTTCAGGGTGAAAATTCCGGGGGGTACGTTTCAAAGACAGGCGACATCATCGAAAGAATTGTTACAACACGCCTCGGACTTAATCCGATTGAGCCTGAATACATCGACGGTGGCTCTTTGAATAAGCTTGATACCGTTTTGGCCGGAGATGTCGGGATCTACATCAATCGGAATTTAACCGCCAGTGATGCAATCAATGACCTCATTTCAGGGGTAGGGGCTTATTGGACTTTTACCCGGCAAGGGCTGTTGTTTGCTGGTACGGTTTCACCACCAACGCTTGAAACGACAACAATTTCCATTGATGACATTGATGAACAGGGAATTAAATTAGACCGTGTGACTAAACCCGCCTGGCGTGTTTCTGTCGCTTACGCCCCTGCGTGGACGGTTCAGGACGAAAGCGAGCTTGCATCGGCAACCACCGATGACATACGTTCCTTTGTCTCGAATGAATACCGATTCGTTACAAATGAAGATCGCGGTGTCCGAGGTAAGAGCAGAGAGATGGTGGAAAAGATTTTCTACACGAACATTGCTGACGAAGCCAATGCACAGATACTTCTTGATCGTCTTGTGTCCGTTTACAGCGAGCCGAGACAGGTTTTCCAACTGACGGTTTACCGTGAGCTATTCAAATTATACATTGGCGATCAGGTGAAACTGATATACAATCGGTTCAACCTTGATAACGGAAAGGTCTTTATGGTTTCCGGCATATCCGAGGACGCTGAAACTGGCGCAACTGTATTTGAATTGTGGGGGTAAGCCATGCAGAATATGATTTTGGCAAGCGCCACTCTATCTGATGCAGCGACCATTACCGGAACAACAGGAGCCGGTGATCTATCTATCGGGAACCTTCAAAAAATGGATTTGAAAGCCGTTTACCGGGTTATTGGAGACACAGTTTCGTTGACGATTGATCTGCTCAATTCAAAAGAAATAAATCTTGTTGCATTAATAGCACACAATTGCTCTGCCGCAGCTTCGGTGAGAGTTCGTGCCTCAAACACGAATGACGCAGGCACAGCACCGTATGACACGGGATTGTTACCAGCCCGATCAAATCAAACAGGATTTTCTGACAGTGGATACCCGCTGGAAAAGAATATGTTTCTTTCCTTCTTCTCTGCCCAGACTTACCGATACTGGTTTATCGATGTAGTGGACACAGGCGCTGAGTACATTGATATTGGCCGACTTTATATTAGTAACGCTTTCCAGCCAGAAACAAACATGGATTACGGCCTTGCGGAAGGTGTTGTTGATCCGTCACGCGTAAGCCGGGTGGTGTCAGGCGGTAAGGTTCCACGAGAGTTTGTGAAATACAAAACGGCAGATTTCGCACTCGGGTATTCAAACGAGGCTGAGATGTTCGGTAAGATATACGCCTTGGAACTGGCCTGTGGGCGTACAAAGGATGTTTTGTTTGTTCCTGATCCCGACGCAAAAGATTTTTTGCAAATCCGCTCGTACTATGGCACGATGGAAATAATCAATCCAAAGGTGAATTATCAATTCTCCCTGTTCAACAAAGCTTTCCGCATTGAGGAAATTCCCGTATGACACTGAAAACAGCAGATCGCGTTTTTGAAACATCCACCACCACTGGAACAGGGACGCTTTCGCTCGGTGGGCCGGTAGACGGCTTTCAAGCGTTTGTCACTGGCGTTGGTAGCGGTGCGAAAGTTCCTTACACGATCACACAAGCTGATATTTCTGGGGTCATTGTTTCGTGGGAATGCGGCATTGGTACGGTAACAGATGCCTCTCCCGATACATTGGCGCGAAATACCGTACTGAAATCTTCAAATGCCAACGCGCCCGTTAATTTCGGGTCCGGCACCAAGAACGTCTATCTTGGTTTCATCGCTGATATTGTACCGACAAGAGATGAAAACCTAAACTTTATTGAGCATTTCGGCGTAGTTGGCGGCACAGCCAACGCACTCACATTAACCCTCCCTGTTGCACCGAAAGCATACTCAGATGCGATGACTATTCGCGGTTTCGCAACTCAGGCTAATGCCGCAGGAGCGCTACAAGTAAACGTTAATTCCCTCGGCAACAAGAATATTAAGGTAAACGGTGTCGATCCTGCTGCCAATGTTTTGGCAGTAGGCGGTTATTTTGAAGCTGTCTATAAACCTGTCTCTGGCTGGTTTGAGCTTGTTTACCCTGCAAGTGGAGGTTTATTAGGCAGGCTTTCTCGCAGCAAGGCACCTCCAGAAACAAGCAACGCGGCGGATGTTGCCAATGACATTACGATTGCTGGTGGCGTATGGTTTGCCACAGACGAGGGGACGGTAATCCAATCTGTCGCCATGACGAAACAGCAAGACGCAACCTGGGCGGCAGGAAACAACGCCGGGGGGATGCAATCAGGCTCTGCTAAGGCCAATAACCAGACGATTGACCTGTTCGCCATCTACAACCCGACAACTTACGCAGTTGATTACAAGTTTGTTCCTTCCGGGACAGCCTTTGTCGCTTCAAGTGGTTTCACCGAGAGACGCCGTATTGCCTCGTTCAAAACCGATGCAACGGGGGCGATCCGCCCATATGCACAGCGCGGGGATGAATTCGAATATCTTACACCCATTCTGGATGTGAGCGACGCATCGCCAGTGACCACGGCCGTTCTTAAAACCTTGTCAGTCCCGATTGGCTTAAAGTTAAAGGCAAGCGTCAATGCCTCGATTACGAATGGTAATGCGGGGGGATTTGCTGCTCTATATCTGAGTGCGCCTGACACCGTTGATCTTGCCCCGAGCGCAACTGTCGCCCCACTGGCTACGCTTCAAGGTCAGGATGGTGCTAACTCCTCCGTCGTAGGCGGTGAGGCTACCTGTTGGACAAATACATCTGGACAGATCAGAACCCGCGTCGCGGCCAGTAACAGCAATTTGTACATCTCTACACTTGGATACTTTGATAAACGTGGCAGAGACGACTAAACCACATGGATTACTTATACCATCACTACTAAACAGAGAGAATGAAGAGAATGGAAGCCAAGCTCGAAGTCCTGACCGCCAGCTCCAAAGTCGCAGGGGGATTTCTTGTTTTTGGACTTAGCCCCGCTGAGTACGCAGGGATCTGCACCGCCTTGTATTTCTTTGTTCAAACGCTCTATATTATCTGGAAGTGGAACAAGGAAAGAAAGCTCGATGTCTCTGGGAAATAAACTTACTGGCGCTGCCGTCGCGGCGATGCTCTCCATTGCAGTTCCGTTTGTCGCAGTCGAGGAAGGTTTTCGATCCGTTCCGTACAAGGATATTGGAGGCGTGTGGACATGGTGCTATGGAGAAACTGAAGGGCAGAAGCCATCTGGTCCGGTTTCGAAAGAGCAATGTGATTTTCTACTGAGAACCAAGCTTCGCGCCATTGGGATAGCCGTCTGGTATCTGGTTGACACTCCGATGACGAATAGCCGATGGGCAGCTTTGACGTCATTCACCTATAACGTTGGATTGAATGCGTTCAGAACATCCACCTTGCGTAGAAAGCTGAATGCAGGCCACCCGCAGGCATGTCAGGAGCTAATGCGCTGGACGTTCGTGAAGAAAACGGATTGCAAAATTGCAGCCAATGGCTGTATGGGATTACCTAAGCGCCGAATGAAGGAGATGAGCCTGTGTCAGTCTTGAATTCTATTGCCATCGGCCTCGCAGCGTTCATTTTGGGGATAACCCTTGGTTACTGGTCTGGATACTCAGACGGCAAAGAGAAGCAACGCACCGTCACAATTGAAAAGATCGTACAGGTAAAGGAGAAACAACGTGAAATCCGCAATAATCGCCCTGATGCCATTGGCGTTGTTAACCGCTTGCGAGACGGTTCCTTTTAACGCGCAGCCGGACGTCGTTCAGTACTCAAAAGAAGTGCAAAAAAAAGCCGCCCTCGAAATTGAGAGCGGCCACTGTCCTGTACTTTCAAATGTATTTATGCCCGATTACCTCGTTATGAGGGATCAAGCGAATGTCAAATGAAGTTTCTCGTCTGGTCAGCCGAACACGTGCGGTGGTAAAATAACCATGTTTCCGTTTTCTAGGCCTTTCACTTTTGATAACAGTTTCGGCGGGTTATCGTCATGAAACGTCACAACGTAGTGTGTCACTGCTCCGTCTTTGTCTCGCTCATCAGAGACACCGTAACTCAGTTTGGACAATTGTTTGACCGTGAGGCCAAGGAAGGGTGCTAACGACTTGTTTCTGCTGTCGTTAACGGTTTGATCAACTAATTGATCTTCGAATTCTCGGAATGTCATTAAATGATTCCTTATGCATGTTTAAACCTGCCATACCTATGGCATTACACAAAGATAACGGAATTTGTCGAAAAAACAAAATTTTCCTAGGATATTGTTCAGAAAATCGCTAATTAAGGCGCTCGCGATTCTAAACGCCTTTGGGCCAACGCCAACTGCTCTGGATCTTCTGTGATTTTGCCGCACATTATTGCCGCTTCGGTGAACACAGATAGGGGATACTCCGGCTTAAAGTCTTCATCCTTCTCGACAATGAATCCGCCATCATCATCAAACTGGACTGTTTCCAGCTCTGGCATGAATACATTATCCAGCTCAGGCTTGCCATCGTTCAAGTCCGCCAACCCAAACGCCATTCCAGGGTAAAAGGGACTAAGCTCTGTCAGCAACCAAGTAGCAACCCCATTTACGGCGAACAGTTTGACAACCGGCGGCGGGTCAATCTCATTTCCCTGATCAGTACGCATACCGTTTTCTTCAAGTAAGGCTTGCTCGGCGGGGGTAAGTAATCTCGACATGGTGTCTCCTTTTTTTAGAAAGTATAGGCTCGGCGCGCCTTCGGCACAAGGGGCTATCGGGAGGAAGAAAGAAGGATTTTGCTGATATTTGGGTATGAACACGACAGACTCAATAGCATTCGCAGCGCTTGTTACAGCCATTATCGCATTATTAATATCAGTGCCACTGGCATGGATTCAGATTTCTCAATATCGCCGCGACCGCCGTGGAATTATCGTTGAAGGAAGGCCGAAGCACGAACAAAAAGAATGGAATTCAGTTATTTTGACAAATCTGTCGTCCACACCAATATTGATTAAAGACTGGGAGATGACATGGAAGCGACGAAAGTTTTTTGTTTGGCCTGTCGAAAGAAGAGCTGATGATCGAGGTGGTCCTTATGACTGGCCAATTACCATTCCACCCCATGATCGTTACGAACTTGAGCTAGCGGAGGTATACCACTTCAATTGGAATCCCAAGTCATACAAGGGAAAACTCTATATTGACCTTTACATAGCTGGTAAAAGCAGAAGGGTTAGAAGGTTGGTTCACAAGCCATCTCGCCCTAAAAAATAATTGCGATTTCTTCAAAAAAGTTGTTGACGAGCGTATCATTTAGTGATACGGTGTATTCACAACCAAGGAGAAAACAATGTCCGACACTTTCAATTTTGACTACAACGGCCACCAAATCGAAGTAACTTATTCTACGTATCCTGCCGAGCGTGATGTCGGTATCCATGGCGGCGCTGAGATCGAAAGCGTCAAACTGGAATACAACGGCAAGTTCCGCGAAATCCAAACCACTGATGCATTCGATGACATGATCTTGGAGCAGATCGATGGATGAGTTACGCGCCTTTACCCACGCCGTGATTAACGCACGGTTCTACTTCTACAAGCCCTACTTCACCAACATATATCAAGAATTTAAGGAGAATATGCAGTGATCAATATCACCGGAATCGAAAACGACATTAACAGAGAAACCGCCCGCCGTGCATATTTCAATGTAAGTTTTTCTCCCGAAAAGCGCGGTGATAGCGTCGTAGATGGGTACATTCAGACAATGACTAAATTAGCTTCTTTCATCGCAGAGAACACGGAAGACAAGGAGCTTGGGCAGCAAGTTTTTGACAAACTGCGCGAAGGATACAGAAAGCGCACCCAAGCTTGGTTGTCGGCTACATCCCGTTGTCTATCTTCTATGATTACTGGCCCAGCTCGTTTTCCTGTTCGAAAAGCAGAAAAGGCAAACAGCGCGGAACACAAGCGCTCAACTGAAATGCTTGCCTATTACGATAACATGCAGAAATATGCTCTGTCATATTTGAAGGCGGTTGATCGACGCAAAACCGACAAGGAAAACAAAACACATTATTTTAAAGGACTGGAAGTTGTCGAGAACTATGATGAAGACAGACTGCAATTGATTTTTGACGGAAAGCCCACTGAGGAAGCCCGCTCATTACTCAAAAAGAACGGTTTTCGCTGGTCTCTGAGATTTTCTGCTTGGCAGCGTCAATTAACTGACAATGCCCGACGCGCTTTTAACAGTCTGAGAGAGCCGTTAAACATTGAAAAGGCAGGTGCATAATGAAAGCCATTATCGTAACCTTCTGCGAAGGAAAGGGCTTCACTGTTCAGGAAACCACCACTGACGCCCTGATCGACTTCGCTGCTAACCTCGGGTACGAACACAAAGGATATAACGATAATCCCCACAACCGAGCCGAACTTCAAAACCAACCAACCTTTGCCAAACTTCTCGGCCCTATGTGGGATGGCGATAAAATCCGCTATGAAGACAGCAACGCCTACAACATTTTGAGCCAGTAAGGAGTCGCCATGTCTGATATAATCCACCTCGCCCTAGCCACACTATGCATCTTATTCGCTGGATGCTTTATAACCTCACTATTGAAAGGATAATACCATGTGCAAATGGAATGAAGCATACGCTAAAAGACCTCAAAATGAATTGTGCAGCCGTCAGATATCTATTGATATTATTGGAAGGAGATGTGTCTACATTAATGACTATCGAGTTCAGGGCGGTAAACCGTATATATCCGAAAACTTACCAACAGACACAAGAAAAACAACAGTACGAGAAGTGCTAGAAGCGTTTTCTGTACAGGAAATCCAAGCCTATCTTGAAGAGAAAATAGCTGTTAATGCCTATTGCGCCGGACTAAGGAATTATCGAGATGCTGAAACCAAAGGTGACGCATGAACATTCTCCAGCAACTCCACGAATACAACCTCGCCAACCCACGCCCGGAGCCGACACCACTTGAAGTAAAGCGCTTCTTTGAAGGCATGAAATACGCCTCACGTGTCGCAAAGGGCACATCACGCGGCCACATCGCTGCAAGAGCAATAAACACTGAAATGAGAACCCTAGCGCTCCATGGTGAGCAGAAGAAGGTGATTTGATGAGCGATGCTACTTCGAAAGATCTTTATGATGCAATTATAGAATTGCGTGCAACGACTGACAAATTGGTTGAGATTCGTGCATCGTTGCCGCCTATGCCCTTGAGCATGGAAAGTTATAATCATCAATCTCTGCTTGCAATGGACTTGGGGAAATATGCTGACGATCTTGCGGAAGCCATAAAGCCGTTTGCAGGATATGAGTGTAGCCCTCCCGGTGAATGCGATTGCTACAACTGTATTGCAAGAGATAAACTAGCCGCTTACAACGAGTTCAAAAAAGGGATATCTAAATGACCGAACACCTTAAAACAATCCTCGCCATCACCTTCTGCGCCATTGTCGGCTTGATTCTTATATACGCTGTTTATTGTGAAGTGACAGGAGTAGAGCTATGAGAAGAAACCATTGCGGGGATGAAAGTTGCTGCGGGCCATTACCTACACCGATAGACAACGATCAAATATACAACTGGCTAAACGCCCACATCAAAATAGAAGACCTCAAAACCCATCCAGAGTGGATAGCATTGAAACAACGATTAGGAGTACAGGAATGAACCAAGTAAAAATGTGGGGCGTGATTGGAAGATCAGGCCGAATTGATAAAGACCTCAATGGATGTCCGATGGTCTTTAAGAGCAAATCCTTTGCCCAGCAAAACTGCTATGAAGGAAATAAGGTTGTTGCCGTTTGGGTTACTATCGAACGTAAAGCACCATATAGCAGGGCCGTAAAAACCATCATGAAGGAGGTTATGTAATGATTGAAGCTGAAACGATCCTTAGATTAATAGAAACCGTTGATCCGAATGATACGGAAAAGCTGGATGAGATTGATGCAAGGGTTTATTGTTATGTAAGACCTGAAGAGTTCAGCTATGTTTCTATGTCCGATAATACAGACAAGGATTATTGCTGTTATTCATTCATTGCAAAATATTTAGGACCGAAGGAAAAATTTGTTGGTTTAGATATGTCTCGGTTAATAATTCGCTACACTCGCAGCCGCGAAGAGTTGAAGGCAATCAGGCCGGATGGTGTAAAATGGATTAGGACGACTTTTTGCGTTGATATGGGAAGCATTTCCAGTATTCATATCGGATCAACCATTATTGATGCCGGAGTACTGCCCACCGAAGAACTATCCGAACTTCACGCCATCATCCAAGCAATAGATTATGAACGTCGATCAAGCCAAAACCATACCAATAAGTGACGTAGCCGAAAGGCTGGGGGCGAAGCTGCACAAGCGGATCAAGCCACACATCACTGTATGGTTCAGCCCGTTTCGGAATGAGAAAACTGCTTCATTCCATATCGACGAGCGAACCAACAGCTTTAAAGATTGGGGTCACCATCTACCGAAGGGTGACGTGATCGATCTTTGGGTGGACTTCCACGGACTGAAACGGAATGACCCCGAAAGCACCAAACAGGCATTGAAAGCTCTGGAAGCATTCGATACAATCCCACGCACCACCATTTACAAGGAAGCCAAGGCAATGACCTATTCAGATCATTATCAGATCAAAAAGCTGTCAGACCGTGTGACAGCCGCAAATCTGAAAGAAGAGATTGACCGCCGCAGACTTCCCAAAGGTCTGGTGGAGCGCTACGTTAAACAGTCCAGCATTTACGACAATGAGACGAAAAAGACGTTTTATGCTTTTGCTTTCGAAAACGATAAGGAAGGCCACGAGATAAATATTTACAACCCCCGTCTGCATAAATCCTTCAAAACATGCATCGGCCCAAAGGCTATCAGTACCTTTCCAGCCCATCCAGAGGCAACGGACGTAACTGCTTTTGTGTTTACTGGCTTTTTCGACTTTTTGACCTGGCTTAACTTGAAAGGTCTGCCAAAGCCAAATGAGGAATATATTGTCAGCAACGGCGACAGCATGATTTCTTCTGTTGGAGAGTACCTTACGTCCAAAAACGTTCAAATCGCCCGTGTCCTATCGTTTACCGACCATGACGTGTCAGGCTCAGGGGAAAGAACAATGCACGCCCTCGCCTCAATTCTGGAAGCGGAAGGCGTACATTTTGGATCAATGGATCATCTTTATGACGGTCATAAAGACCTGAGTGCTGCTCATATAGGGAATACGAGCGGATTGCAAAGTGCGTATCGGGCTAATTCACCGAGACAAACACTTAGACCCCGATAGTCTCCTCGTAATAAGGGTTTCTGTCAGACCGTTCTTTTGCTTGCTTCATTTCGTAATACGGCCATTTCTGGAATTCTGCGATAGGGTTTTGATCTATGAAAGTAAATATCTTATCAGAAGAACCCCGCCTGATTTCATCAGCAGTTACCAATGGTCGGGCGTTTGGTTGGCCTTTTTCGTCCCCTACAACATTTCTGTCATAAACCACATACGTGGCCTTTCCCGCCAATCCTGAAACATGTTCGGCTGTGAAAGCATCGTTGATCCCGAAAAAATGCTTCACAGAAGCACCTGCCATGAACACCTGCCAAGAACTGCCATAGATGGCTTGCAACTGGCTCAGAGATTGAAATATCGGCCAGAGGGTGATGTTATACCCCGCACCCATAGCCATGAAGCTGCTAACATCGTTGATCTTCCCGAGTGATGGAAACTCGTCCAGAATGAAGGTTACGCGCTTATTCCGTGTCCTGACAACAGCCCTCAATGAGGTTGCAACCACCAGCCTAAGCCATTTTGACTGGCTGTTCATCTTATCCGGGGGGATAATCAAATACAACGCGGTTTTGCCATCGGAGATCCCGTTAATATCGAATGAAGATTCCGACATTGAATCCTGCAATGCAGAGGATTTTAAGAAATCAGTCTGTGAGTGGCAGCTTGACATTATGCTACCAAAAGTTTTTTCGGAGTTGACCATTACTGACTGAACCTCGGTAGCGGTCAGCGCAACGATCTCATTATCGCTTACCGCCATGTCAGTGAGCAATTCCTTAAAATCTTCCTCGGACTTTCTTAGCCATCTCCACACCGTCGCAAGCTCTCGTGAACAATTGCCCTTCGATCCCTCGATAACACAATGTATTATCAATGCAGTAATCAGCGATCTGGCGCGGTCATTCCAGAACGGGTCCGAAGTCTTGGCATCCTCGGGAACGATCATTTCAGCGATCATAGCCGCGTCATCGCCCAATGATTCGGTATTCGTGGCGTCCATTACATCAAGGGGGTTATAGCGGTCTGGACTTGTCGAATATACCTTCCAAGGATCAATAACCCGAACATCTTTGCCTGATTGTCGCTGGTAATTTGCCGTCACATAAGCACATTCACCCTTGGGGTCAATTACAAACCACGAACCATCATACCCGCCAATTCCGAGAAGGTTGGGCGCTATGAGGTTTGTGAATTTCCCTGAACGCGTCCCTGCGACCGAGAGTAAATGCCCTTGCTTCGGATAAGTATAACCACCGCCAATATACAGTCCCTTCTTACCTTCGTATGGTCTTAAATCGTCGTTGGTTGCCCACTTCGCTGATCCGTAACGGTTCATATCAGCCTTTAACAGAAACATCTTTTCCCGCCAGCGGTTGAAGGCAACCATCACCACGACAGTAATAAAAAGATTTGTGGTCAGGTACGCCAATAGAGGAAACAGATCACCATTACTTCCCACGATCCAGTGATACACATGGGATATAATGAAGAACCCGACCAATAGAACTACCCATATCCCGACGGCGAAAATAATCATCGACACACGGGCAAACGGGTGAAGGGGTGCAAGGGTAGGGGCGACGTCAAGCTTGTAGAGCTTCCGATTGTAAGCCCTGATAAAGCCCCACACAGCACCGGCAAGCGTAATAGGGGTTAGGAAGATACCGACTGCCCAGAGAATGTATTTGACTTTTGCTTCTGGATTTTTGGGGGATTGGAACAGCGCGAGGATGTCGTCAGCCGTCCACTGAGGAGGTTGGTTGTTCTGCATAACTGATATAGGTGAGGTTTAACTTTGCCAAGATATTTATTAATTTATTTAATGCGTGTAACCACTTGGGGATTTATTTTCATGGAATGATTGAGGGTGTAAAAGTTTGGGATTTAGCCGATTGGGGGTTGTTTTCATGTGCATGTTTTCGTAGTATAGCGTAGTATAGCAAGACGTGTTCTATACGTATCAAAACTCCGTTATTGACCCGTCCAGAACCATCTTGTAAGGAGACGTTACACTCTCCCTTAACCCTCACGTTTAAAAACCATGGCGCGAAAACCTTCTCTCGAAAAAAGAACAAACAAGCCTCAAATCTGCTTTAGCGACTCGGAGCTAACCGTTGCTGAGCGCAACGCTCGGGAAGCCCGAATGACCCTCTCAGAGTGGGGGAGATTTCGTATGGCAGAAGTTCAGCCTATGCGTTTGAAGCCTACACCGGAGGCAGAGGAAATGCTCAAAGGTCTTGCGGCAGTGCAACAAATCAGCAAGAACCTTGATTTGCTTGCCAAGGAAGGTAATGTCTCCGATGAGATCCTGATGATGGTCAGGACAGAGCTGATGGCGGCAGGGCAACTTATATCGAAGGGACTAAAATGATTATCCGTGGTGCCTCTCGGGGGAATGGCAAGCAGCTTGCCCAGTACCTTCAAACCCCTGCCGAGAACGAACGTGTCGAATTTTTCGGGGCGTGGGGGACCTCGAACCCGGACGATCTTACTGCATCCATAATTGAGATGGACAGGTTTGCAAAACTGACAAAGGGAAGCAAATCTATTTACCATGCGATCATCAGCCCGGACAGGGATGAAAGTCACAAAATGACCGATGAAGACTGGTTGTTTTGTATCGATACCCTTGCCAAAGAGCAGGGATTACATGGACAGCCTTGGGCAGCACAGAAGCACTTGAAGGATGGTAAATGGCATATGCACACTACGCATCAGCGGTACAGTGTAGAATTGGGAAGGTTCATTTCTGATAGCCACTCCTATAAAGGTAATGACCGTGCAAGAGCCACTTGTGAGATTAAGTTAGGCCATGCGCGAACACCGCAGCGCAACGAAAACCGACCTATCCTGACTAAAAATGTCATTGATGCTTGGCAGAAATCCAAGACCGGACAGGAGTTTTTTGATCGTTGCAAAGATTACGGATACACAGTTGCGTCCAGCACAACCCGCCGTCCATTCATGATTATCGACGAAAACGGCAGAAGCTTCGATTTGTTGAAAAAACTTCGCGACAAGCCGAACAAGTTCTCAGTACGGACTGCACAAATGAAGGAGCGCATGAAGGACATTGAGCTTCCATCTGACAAGTCAGTTATCAGAAATATCCGCACCCAGCAGAAGGCCAGAATTGCCAAGGAGAATAAGGAGCTATTCGAGGATATGACCGAAAGAGAGAGGCGTAAGAGTGAATTTGCAAAAAAGTTCAAGCCCCGCGACCATGATAAGGATCATGAGCGCTGA